GTGCCGCCCTGGCACGAACCGCGCTTGGCTTGAAGCCGAATGCCCCTCTGGACCCGTGGGCGTATGCCGAACACCTGCACGTCAGGGTTCTGGACTTCGGCGAGCTAACCCTATCCAAACAGGCGAAACACCAGTTGACCATCAACGACGGCGATAGCTGGTCTGCGATGACCCTCCAGGTGGACAGCAAGTTCACTATCGTTATCAATCCCACTCACGCCATCACACGTCAGCGATCCGACCTAATGCACGAACTTGCCCACATCGAACTTCGTCATTCTCCGGCTCGTGTTGAGGTATCTCAATCTGGCTTGCTGCTTTTGAGTGATTACTCCGACGAGCAGGAGCAGGAGGCGGACTGGTTCGGCGCGGCACTTCTACTTCCCCGCGAAGGCCTGGTAAGACTTCGCGCAGCTCGCAAGTCTCCGGCCGAGATTGCCACGCACTACGGAGTAAGCGAAGCCCTTTGCCAGTGGCGGCTCCGAACGACCGGTGTAGAAACGCAAATGCGCAGGGCGCGGCGATAGAGGTGCGGGAAGCTGGTATCACCGCGGTAGCCCAGCTATGAAGCGGTCGCGCTCAACGTTAGAGCACCTGCTCGCGAGGCAGGTGCCCTAGCAGAAACACTGTTGTTAGGGCAGTGGGCTTTCAACCCAAGAACCCACCCGGTTATCGACTACGCTCCTGCACAACGGCTACCGTCAAAAAAAAGCTACTAATTTATGAACAGAGAAATAGGCTGATTTATGTGCCACTCCATGAGTGAATTTACGGGGCTTTCAAATGCAGAGATTTCTAAAAGTGCGTTTGCAGCCACACACCATTTTTCATAGAACCCGAAGAATCCTCTCTTCCTGTTCTCGCCAATCGAGTGGCACGCCGTGCATGATTTCTTTAAGCGTGAGGTTGAGCCTATGTTTGCCTCTTAACAGGGCCTCGGTGATCTGCGGCGATAGGTTTGCGCACTGTAGGATTCGCCTGACATATCGCCGGGTTAGGCCTGATTTCCTTGCAAGTTCACCGATCGTGGTAACCTCGCCGGCAACCATTCGTTCATACCAGCTGTGAGCGCGTGCGACTGCCTTCACCAATGATGGCACACGCTTCCCTTCGAAGCGTGACTCAGAGCCAGGCGAAATCACACGGAGCTCGCCTCCTCGGCGCAGGGCCTGGATGTTCGCGGTGAGTTTCAGACTGTGAAGTTCGTCTCGGCCTGAAGAATGGAGGACTTTGGACTCGGGCCCCGTTAAGGTTGCGAGCAGCTTGCCTCTGTCAATCTCGATCCACACGGCTGTCTCGCCGATCGTGACCTGTCTCAGTATTTTCACGACGAACTCATGCCGCTTGGAGATTTCAAGCGTCGGCCATTCTTTCGCCAAGAGCTTGGCGTGTTCAGCTGCTGCATCTCTGCTTGATGGGTCTTTTATCCCGACAGTGCATTTACTGGCCTTCTGGAGCAAGAGGTGTATTTGCGACAAAACCAGCTTCTCGAGCTCATGCGCGGGAAACCGAGTGATTGCTGGTTTGGTGCGGGCCTTCCGGACTACGGTTTGCGAGGTGTAGTAGCGGTATCGTTTCCCGTTCTTTACAGAATGTGTAGGTGTGAACCGGACACCGATGCTGTCGAAGAGTTTTCCGCTAAGCAAACTCGGAGTCGAATGGGACTTTCCCGTTCGGTGTGCCTGATTGTTTTCTTGTAAGCGGGCAGCGACTCTTTTCCACAGCTCCCGCGGCACGATCGGTTGGTGTTGTCCCGAATAGGATTCCTTTCGGTGAACGGTTTCCCCGATGTAGATGCGGTTGTTCAATAGATGATAGAGAGCACCGCGAGAATAGGTTGCACCGCCTGCAGTGCGTCCAGCGTTGCTAGTTCGAATCTTGCTGCGAGTTTGTTTGTGTTCCAAGAATTGCCTCAGTTTGCTGACGCATCCCGATCGTAGGTATTGACGGAAGATTTCGCGGACCGTGTTTGCCTCGGCCGGATTGACAACAAGTTGGCGGTTGACACAATCGTAGCCGAGGGGGACCAGACCTCCCATCCACATGCCCTTTTTCTTCGAAGCAGCGATTTTGTCTCGAATCCTCTCGCCGGTGATTTCGCGCTCGAATTGAGCGAACGAAAGCAACACGTTTAGCGTAAGCCGTCCCATCGAAGTCGTAGTGTTGAAGTGTTGAGTTACGGAGACAAAACTGACCTTCTGGGTGTCAAAGATTTCGATGATCTTGGAGAAATCGGTGAGCGAGCGAGTGAGGCGATCAACTTTGTAAACAACGACCGTATCGATCTTGCCGGCCCGAATATCACTCAGGAGTTGATTCAATCCGGGGCGCTCCATCGTGCCTCCGGAGAAGCCGCCATCGTCATAGTGGTTAGCGAGCACGGCCCAGCCCTCATGCTTCTGACTGAGAACGTAGGCACGGCAGGCTTCGCGCTGCGCTTCAAGAGAGTTGAAGGACTGCTCGAGCCCTTCTTCGGAGGACTTCCGAGTGTAGATAGCACACCGAACGTGCTCCTTACTCATCGCGGTGGCCCGGAACTGACCTAGCTTGCTTGAGGCCAAAGAAGGCCGGGCCGGACCAGCGCGTACCTGTAATCTTCCGGGCAATCTCCGAGAGGCTTCGGTAGCTGACACGACGATATTCGTAGCCGGATTCGGTCACGAAAACTTCGTGCGTGTGACCGCGCCACTCGCGGAAAATCCGGGTTCCGGTCTTAATGCGAGCCCGAACGACCGGCCCGTTTGACATCCGATTCTTATCGAGAGCTCGGGCAATGTGACGGAGCTCCGCGAGTGCACCGGGTTTGAGGCCTCCTTGGGCGTTCTCCTGAATTCTGTAGGCAAGGAAGGGAACCAGGATTTCTCGACGAATGCCGGGCGGAGCCGCCTTGTTGTATAGCTTCTGCCAGAGATCCAGCAGCTCGGACCGCGACAAAGTGCGCAATTTGGCGATCTTTTCGGGGATTTGTGGAGCCATTTTCTCCTCCTAAATATCAGCACATTCCCGCTCTACGGGGGCAAACAGTCAAGCGAACTCTGCTGGCGAGGAGAGGAAACTAGGCATCAACATGATCGTAGGATTGTGACAAACCAGGCGGTTGTCTTCGTTGAACGTGTTTGCGAGTGCTGATGATGTGCACCAAGATCGAAGCTCGCGGATGGCATCGACGCCCACTGACGTGGCTTAATCTGCAGTCCACCCCAATCGAGCATGTTGCAGGTGATCTGATCTCACAATTTGATGCCCGTTTTTCTTTCGATCGTTGGCGTACAATTCGAAGGTCATACGGCGAATCCGTGAAGGATGAGAGCAATATCTCGGATGCCGCTCGCAAGATCCAAAACACGACCGATGTCATCCTCCGACGAACTCGTCAAACGCGCGATCCTAGCAGTCCGGGCTCAGTTTGAAAAGGCCCTGATCGACGAATGGAATATCCCAGCCGACGCGGCGACGGTCAGGAACGCGACAAATGTCCTGCCGAATCGGTGTCGGCAGTGCAAGAAACCTGCCGCGGGCGTCGGTAACATTTGCACTTGTAAGATAAACTTCGGATATGAATCTTTCCTTTCGAACCCACGAGATACGTTCCTCGGATTGCTTCGGATGCGGTGTCAAAGCGTTTCTGATTCAGCATCCTTAGCGGCATTCGTCAAGCAGACTACGAATATTGGCGTGGCCGGTACTCGTGATCTGGAGTGGGTGGAAGATCAACTTGAGAAACTTAGACCCTCATTCTCGCTAGTTTGTCGTACCTGGATTGCTGGCGTCTGCGGGGGGCCGCTTGCCTCCGCCGGCCAACTTCCTGCATGGTTTGAGGATCATGGGGCAATTCTAAGAGAGAACTTACATCGCGTTCTCAGCAAGGAGGACTCTGAAGCAGAACTGTTAAGGCTCGAGTCTGAAATCGCGCCATTCTTCGAAGAAACGAGGAACGCAGCGCTCAACCAAGCAGCTATTCAAATGGCCCAGGTTCGTCGCGAGCGCATGCCACGGAAGAGAGCGCGTCAAGACATCACTGCCGCAATAATCGCCAAGGTTAAGGAGGATAACCCGGGTTTGTCAATCGAGCGGATTTGCCAACATCTAGACAGTAAGGGATGCCCTTTGCGTGAAACTGACAAGCGTCAGGGCCTTTCGAGCTGGCACGGTGCATGGAAGAATCTTAAGCACCGAAACCGGATCAAACGATTCATCAGCGATATCCAGCCAGCAGCATCTGGCAAGCGAGTCTAGGCTTCCCGCAGCTGTTACGGTGTTACTCAGAGACAGTCCACAAGTTCTTCTTACTTCGTCACTTTCACTCTGCCGTTACTCAACCGCTACATCTACGCCACACGTCCTTAGACTGTCCTCGACAGGAGGACCATCACGTGCGGAGATCCCTATTAAGAACTGACAAGCGTTTGCCGAAACTCGCCATCGAGCATCTTCCCGCCTCTGAACTTCGCCCCGCCCCGGAAAACACCCGGCTACACAGCGAGGAGCAGGTTCAACAGATAGCCAGAAGCATTGAAGCTTTTGGATTCAATGTTCCCGTTCTAGTCGACGCGAGTTCACAGGTCATCGCGGGCCACGGTCGCCTGTCGGCGTGCAAGTTGTTGGGTATCAAGCAAGTGCCTGTGATCCGGCTGGAGCATTTGTCCGAGCACCAGAGGCGCGCGTTCGTGATCGCCGACAACAGGCTAACTGAAAATTCAGAATGGAATAAGCCCCTACTGGGTGAGCAGCTCAAGGTTTTGTCCGAGGCAGAACTCGACTTCAGTCTGGAAGTGACTGGCTTCGAGATGGCTGAAATCGACGCCATGATTGAGGGCGTGTCACCGGTGCACCAGGGAGACGCCGATCTCGCTGATGCCGTAGCCGATTCCGGGGTTCAGGTGACTAAGCCCGGCGACGTCTGGGTGCTCGGCCGGCACCGTTTGCTTTGTGGGAATGCGCTGGATGAAGAGAGCTACTCGACCCTCATGCAGGGACGCCGCGCTGCGGCAGTCTTTACCGATCCCCCGTACAACGACCGAATCGACGGCTATGTGTCTGGATTCGGCAAGATTCATCATCGCGAGTTCGCGATGGCGTCTGGCGAGATGAGCGAGACCGAGTTTATTGAGTTTCTTCTTAAAACGTTCCGGAACTTGGCCCGCAATAGCGAGAAAGGGTCGCTTCATTTCGTGTGCCTTGATTGGAGACATCTCTCCGAACTGCTTACAGCTTCTCGCGCCGTGTACTCCGAATTCAAGAATCTGTGCGTTTGGGTCAAGGAGAGCGGGGGGCAAGGCTCACTCTATCGCAGCCGTCATGAGTTGGTGTTTGTGTTCAAGAGCGGCAATGCGAAACACAGGAATAACATTCAACTGGGCCAGTACGGGCGTTACCGCACTAACGTCTGGGAATACCCGCGTGTGAACTCGGCTGCGCGAAACGGCGAGGAGCAACTGTCGGGCCTTCATCCCACGATAAAGCCCGCGGCGATGGTCTCCGACGCAATTCTCGATTCCAGTTCGCGCAACGACATTGTTCTCGATCCATTCCTGGGCAGTGGAACCACGGTCATCGCCGCCGAACGGACTGGCCGAATCTGTTACGGCATAGAGCTCGAACCTTCTTATGTCGACACTGTCGTTCGCCGCTGGCAGGCCTTCACTGTGAAGGCAGCAGTGCATGAGAAATCCGGGCGGTTGTTTACTGAGCGCGAGCAGGAGTTGATGGATGAAGAGTGACTCCAAAAAGGACAAGTACGAGGTCGGCTACGGCAGGCCGCCTAAATATACCCAGTTCGTAAAAGGCAGTTCGGGCAACGTACACGGGCGACCTAAGGGAACCCTCAACCTAGCCACGGTGCTGGAGCGGACGCTGCGGGAGAAGGTAGTCATTAATGAGAACGGCCGTCGCAAGGTGATCACGAAGCTCGAAGCCGCGATCACGCAGTTGGTCAATAAGGCGGCCTCGGGAGACGGTCACGCCGTGCGTTACCTGTGCCAACTCGTCATATCTGCCGAAGAACGGTCCGTTGTGGCTGAGCCTGCAGCGCAGTTCTCTGATACAGACCAGAAGGTCATGGACAACATTCTCAAGCGATTTCAACAGACTCTTAAGGAGGGTACCGATGAAAATGACCCAGAATGAATACTGTGCGCTATTGCGCTCGGATTTCACTGCTTTTATCGAGCGTAGCTTCCATGAACTGAATCCCGCAACACCCTTTCTACAGAACTGGCACATCGAGGTGATCGCGTCGGAACTCGAAACTTGTCGTCGCGGTGAAACCAAGCGGCTAATCATTAATGTGCCGCCGCGCTCACTCAAGTCGCACTGTGCGTCAATCGCTTTTCCGGCCTGGTTGCTTGGTCACGATCCGAGCGCTCAGATAATCGTTGCGAGCTACGCTCAGGATCTAGCCAATAAATTGTCGAGCGATTGTCGGACTCTTTTTGCCAGTTCATTCTATCGGGATCTATTTTCAACTCGGCTGTCGCCTCAACGTCAGGCCGTGCAGGAGTTCATGACCACCCGCCAGGGATTTCGTCTATCGACGTCGATCGGCGGCGTGCTAACGGGCAGGGGAGCGGACTTCATCATCATCGACGACCCGCTCAAGCCCGATGAGGCTCTCTCCGACACCCAGCGCAAGGCAGTCAATGATTGGTTCGATCGGACGCTTTACAGTCGCTTGAACAACAAAAGAGACGGTTGCATTATTCTGATAATGCAGAGGCTGCACGAGGATGACCTTGTCGGGCACGTTTTGGGCATGGAGCCGTGGAAGATACTCCGGTTTCCCGCGATCGCTGAAGAAGCTGAGGTCCATGTGTTTCAGTCGTCCTATGGGAATGGAACGCGCCGATTTGAACGGCGTGCTGGCGAAGCTCTTCATCCAGAGCGTGAGCCGTTGGAGATCCTGAATCATATTCGCGAAGCCCAAGGGGAGTACAACTTTGCCGGTCAATATCAACAAACTCCGGCCCCCCTGGGTGGTGGATTGGTCAAAGCGGAGTGGTTTAAGACCTACGCTGAATCTAACTTGCCTGCGAATTTTGAAATGATTTTTCAAAGTTGGGATACCGCAAACAAACCGACCGAACTAAGCGATTACAGTGTCTGCACCACGTGGGGCGTAAAGGAAAAACACGCATACCTACTTCATGTTGTTCGCAAACGGCTGGGCTATCCGGAATTGAAACGCGCGGTGCGGGAGCAAGCAGAAGCGTTTAGTTCACAGACGATCTTGATCGAAGACAGGGCATCGGGCACGCAACTGACCCAGGAATTGCTCAGTGAGGGAATGCACGCGGTTCAAAAGTACGAGCCAACTATGGACAAAATCATGCGGATGCACTCGGTCACGAGCACGATTGAAAATGGCTTTGTTCATCTTCCGGACAAAGCGGCGTGGCTCGCCGATTACCTACACGAGCTCACAAGCTTCCCGAAGGGCAAGTACGACGATCAGGCCGACTCAACCTCGCAGGCATTGGACTGGTTCAAACAACACTGCCTGACTCCGGTATACGGGCTCTTAGAATACTACAAGCAAGAGGCTGAGAAGATACAGAAAGGAGAGCTCCTCACTTCTGATTTACCCCTAACTAACCGGGGTGCCTTTCTTCGTGAGTTGGATCGAGCATGGCCGTTTGGACGCTTTTGATCGGCGCTTGGCGACGGAGGCGAGCGATCAATTTGGGCGCAGCCGTCTCTCTCCAGACCTAACGGTCCCCTCTGTGCCCTGCGCCGGTCGTCAGAGTTGGGTCCGACGGTGCCTGGTGGGTCCTGCCCAAAAACCCTTGGTTGCCCAGAATCCCTATTTCTTGACACCACAGAATCCTTGCGAATCCGCTTGCCCAAAAGTAAGTCCCACGTCAGCTCAAAAAGGACTGTTTTTGGGCGCCGATACGAGCAAGGTGCTCCAACCACGAGGGACATTGGGTCGGCCTGAATGTTCACCTGTCGGATGACGCCTCTACACGTCAAACTGGATCACTTTCAAACACACCAAGATACAAGCGCAATCGTCGAATTGGCACGGCAGAACAAATTTCCAGTTGTCCCTGCAGATGTGATTTTGACTGGCAACCTTTCGGTTAACGGAGTGTCGGGCTCGTAATCTAAGCGTTACGTCTGATGTCGCTTGCAACGTTTTCGGAGTGATTCGTATTGGGTTAGTGGGCAGCCCAATTGGGATGGCTGGTGAAAAGGCCGCTGACGAAGCCTATCTGGTAGACGATGAACAGGCCGAAGGCGAGGCTGATCAACCCCGAGGCAACGCGAAGGCCGTGGCTTAAACGCGAGCG